ATACAAGGCGGCCTGACAACATTTGGTAACGCCGAACGAATTGCAGCGCGAGGCGACACGATCACAGTTAATGTAAATGGTGGGCTGGCAACAGGCGCACAGATCGGCCAGGCCGTCTACAACTCGTTATTGCAATACAAACAAGTTTACGGGCCATTAACTGCGATTGCTGAATAATGGCTGCAACACTTGTTACAGGCGGTAGTTACCTACTCGAATTAGGCAAAGGTTTTGACAGCGACGCGTTTATTATTGACGAAAGTTTGTTGAACGGGCCTGACGTATTAGACGGCGACGGCGAAGACTTTGAGGACATCACCGAATATGTGGACAACATTACAATTACGCGCGGCCGCAAACAACCCGAGGACGCGTTCGGCGCTGGACAAATGTTTGTATCCATGTTCACCGAAGTTGCCGACCGTGTGTTAGATCCGTTTAACACGTCGTCTATTTATTACAACACGTCAACCGACCAGCCGGGTCTAGGGCCGTTACGTCCGATCAGACTTAGTCGAGAAAGCGAGTATTTGTTTGTTGGCAAAGTTATTAGTTATCAGCAAAATTATGTGTTGGGTGGGTTAACACGTTACGGCGTGGCGGCAGCCGACGACATTTATACGTTGGCGCAGGCGGTGTTGCCTGAAACTACTCCAGCGGTGCAAACATCGGCAGCGCGTTTGTCGGCGGTATTAGCGTTAATTCCGTACACAGGCACAACGAGCATTACGGCTACACCGACCGCGACGTTAGGCGACTTTGTTATCCCTGAAGGCACGAACGCCAACACGTACGCCAACCGCATTAACCAGGCCGAGCAGGGACGCATTTTTTGTGATCGTGAAGGCGTACTTGTGATGCAATCAAGGATCGGCACAACACTCGATGCACCGACCGTTACCTATAACGACACCGGAACACAAACAAAATACGACGTACTTGGCGTTGAGTTTGACCAGCAGGCGATTATTAACCAAGCGACCGTGCAAATTGAGGTTGGCGGAACTGCACAAACAGCGTCCGACGCGGCATCTATTGCAGAGTATTTTACGCAGGCTTTAGCAATCACAGACAGCCTGCTATCGAGTAACGCGCAGGCGTTGACGTTGGCCAACTATTTGTTGGACGGTACACCTACGCCACGGTTTACGTCTATTAGTACGACGTTTGCAAGTCTTACGACACCGCAAAAAAACTTGTTAGCGCCAATAGATATTGGCGAAGTTGTGCAACTCACAAAAACGTTTACGACTGGTACACCGTTAGCGATCACGCAGGATCTAGCAGTCGAGGGCGTAGACCACGACATTAACGTTAGTACCGGGCATCGGGTCACGATCTATACAAGCCAAACAACGGTGCTAAATGACTTTGTATTAAACGACATTACGTATGGCACACTTACGACAAATAATGCACTAACTTAAAGGACAGACACTATGCCAAATGAACAGACATCAGTTCCGCTATATGCGGCAAGCGAAGTATTAACTGCAGCAAATATGAATATTAGTGCTGGTACGGGTGTACCAGTTTTTGCTACTACGGTTACGCGTGATGCGGCGTTTGGTGGCGCTAGTGAGAAGGTGCTTGCTGAAGGTCAATTGTGCTATTTGAGCGCGTCAAACATTGTGCAGTATTATGACGGCGCAGCGTGGGCAACTGTAGGGCCAGCGGCGGCTAGCGGTTTAGTGTTTTTGACGGCAGTTAGTTTTACTGCTCAAACTACGGTTGCGTTTGCTAATAGTTTGTTTAGTGCGACCTACCTAAATTATCAAGTGTTTATGGAACTTGACACCGTTTCGGGAGCGTCAAATTGGACTATGCAAGTTAGAGATAACGCAGGCGCAAAAAGCACCGCCGATTATTTTGGTGGTTTAATCGGAACCGCATACACAGGCACGACGGTTAATGTCGGCAGTAACGGTCTCACGGCCTTTAATTTTGGAACTGCGGCCTCTGATTGTAACAATATTGCTATGACCGTTTTTAATCCGAATAACAATGTCAGAAATACAACATTTTCAGGTACTACCTTTAACAATAACGCCAACGATTTAGGTGGCGCTTTTGGTGGTTTCTATAAAGTTGTTGGCGCATATACAGGTTTACAGTTTAATTTTAGTACGACCGTTACAGGAACATATCGAGTTTATGGATTGGCGGACTCATGACACAACAAATGCAAATAGGCGACACGGTCCGCAATATGACCGCCGACGAAATAGCAAACTATAAAACAACGATAGCGGAAGCACAAACGTCATTGGAAGCGCGCATTGCAAAACAGGTTGCACGGCAATTTGCATTAAATAAACTTGCTGCGTTAGGTCTTTCGGCTGACGAAACACAAGCACTACTAGGTTAAGGAAAAACAACATGGGACCAGTTACATTTAACATACATAACCAAACGAAATATGATCTGCGAGTGCAATCATCTAACGGGGCAACCGCCGAAGCCGTAGCAGGTGCGTCAACTAGTTTGGGCTTTGGACCAGGCGACACAAACATTACTAACGCAATGCGCTGGTATCAAGACGGCATTTGCATCTTGCAAGGCTCAGTCGCATGGTCAGCCGGTGGCAGCGGCGCAGACGACGGCTGGACTACCAGCAACATAATTTGTATGAGCGGTGAAATGAACGGCGAAGGTTTCTCAGGTTGCAACGAAGGCTGGGTTGAAATGCAACCATACAATCTCATGGCTAACGGCGGCGAAGTAAGCGTTACCTACACAAACGCATAAGTAAATATGTCGAAGGCACGCAGGCAGATAGGCGACCAGTCAACCAAAGGCGCAGCACTCGGCTTATGCGTCTACGGCATGGTCAAAGGCAACTTTGACCCAATGCTAATTGCGTTACTCGTACCGATTTTAAGCACCATATTCGCTTGGATATCCACAAAAATTGGCGACCCCGAATTGGCGTGCTTGTTTATAGATAAACCTGATAAATGAAATACGTTGTTACGTCAGCGCCAATAGTTGCGTCGCCGTTGGCAGGCATGAACGAGTGGGTTAAACAAGCCGTGAAACATAGCAACGGATCGCTTTGGAATAACGGCACATTTGTTTTGAGGGACGTACGCGGACGACCCGGCGTTGTGTCTAACCATAGTCGAGGGCTGGCGGTAGATCTTTCGTACCGTTGGCAAGCACAAAAAAATGTCGGCCGCAAAGACGGACGCAAAATATCGTTGGCGTTCATTGTTAAGTGTTTAGAAAACGCAGACACGTTAGGTTTGCAACTTTGTATTGACTATGCGACCCAAAGAAGTTGGAAATGTGACCGGGCAACATGGCAACCGCTACCGTCAGTAGAGCAAGGCGACTGGTATCACGTCGAGATAAACCCGACTGTTGCTAACGATCCGATCTTGGCTAAAGCAGGCTGGGTAACAGTATTTGGGGTATCCCCCACAGGTGCGCCACAAGTTGTCTAGGCTTATTTACCTACCGAGAAAGTAGGTCAATATGACACTTATTAGCAAAACCGTCGTAACACTAATTATTAGCGTTATGTCGTTGTTTGTGTTTAGGCAACCGCCAACACCGACAGCCAGCGAAAAGGCGATCCGCTACGAATACACCGTAGACGCAGTCCCAGTACCACAGATCCCGTCTACAACGCTTACAACGCAACCTAGTGCGCCTAAAACCCTATGTGAGCAGGTATTTGACACCGCTAAGGCAATCGGCTGGCCTGCCGACCAATTGGGCATGCTGGTCGCAATTGCCCAGCGCGAGTCACGATGTCAGCCGGACGCGTTTAACCCTAAAGACCCAAATGGCGGTAGTCATGGCATCATGCAAATAAACGGGTTTTGGTGTCAGCCGTCGAGGTACTGGCCTAACGGCTACTTGCAGGCATACGGGCTATTGACCAGTTGCAACGATCTGTATGACCGTGAAACAAACCTGCGCGCGGCGCTGGCAATTTACCGATACTCAAACGGGTGGCGCGCATGGTCACTCTAAAACATTTTATGGTTGCGTGCGTACTTACCGCGTACACCGTCACGATATGGTACTTTACTAAACGACGACACAACTAAAAGGACAAACAATGACCGAGAACATTGACGCATTTGGAAATGACATGGCGCAACTAAAAGCGCTAATGCACGTCATAGACGAAATAACACAACACAAAGTACCGCAATATGAGATGCACGAACTCACGTCTAAAAGCGCGTTACGCGAATTGCAATATCTGATAGACGACTGCAACGCACTTGACGACAGCGACATGATTGACACACTCAACCAAACACGCATAGAAATAAAATATCTTTGCAGCATCGTTAACGATCTACGCGAACGGCTACGAGAAAACGAAACCGAAATACGACGACTAGAAAACCAAGTGCACCGTGCTAACTAAACACGACAAGTCACGTATGCGCGTCGCAATGGCAGCAAGCCAAGCGAGCGCGACCGCTAAATGGTCATTGTCACAACAAAACCAAGTAGACGTGGCGATACGCAAAATGGCGCGCATGATGCCCGAATTTACAGCCGACCAAGTTTGGTACGAACTCGGCGCAACCTTTCCGGTTACTAAAGGCATGACCGCTCGACTACTGGTTGCCCAGCGTCAAGGCGTAATAAAAAACTCTGGCACAATTACTTATGCTGAGCGTGGCGGCGTACACGATCACGCGCAACGCCTAACAGTTTGGCAATCAGTATGACCTACAACGACATTTTTGGCAACGAAATTGCATCATCTACTAAAGCACAACGCAAATGGTTTGAACAAGAATTTTCAACGCGATTAGCAAACGTGTTACAACAAATCGGTTGCCGAAATCGAGCAGATGTACTTGTGTTTATACTTTTTCACCCAAAACAATTAGACCTAACCGTTAACATTGGCGAAAAAAGCATTGAAGAAGCGTGGCGTTGGTTTTATAAACAATCGGAAATAAAAACAATGTTTGACCAATTTACAAAAACAACATCATGAGTTTTAACCTTGACAATTATGTTGACGTGCCTACTCGACTTAACTTAGCGTTAAAAAAATATCCTGATCTACGCATACAAGAAACAGCGCGCGAAGTAATAGAAATGCCCGACAAGTCATGCTTTATCCGTTGCACCGTAACCGTATGGCGAGACGAAACCGATCCAATACCAGCCATTGCGTCAGCGTGCGAAATATATCCCGGCCGCACACCGTATACAAAAATGAGCGAAAACGAAGTTGGCTACACGTCAGCGTTAGGTCGAGCGCTAGGGTACATGGGATTTGGTATTAACAAAAGCATTGCAAGCCGCGACGAAATAGAGGCTGCGCAGTCAAGGCAACCTACGAGCCGTCTAGCGCCAGTCGTACAGATAAACGACCTAGAGCAACCGTTTGAGAGTGACGGCGCGTCACCGTACGCAAACCCAAAACAATTAGGCCTGATACGTGTTTTGGCTAGCAAGCAGGGTTTAAGCAATGACCAGTTAAAAGAGTTTTGCACAAATGTTGTTGGCAGGCCGATCATGTCTAGCAAAGAATTAACGAAAACTGAGGTAAGCAAAGTTATTGACGCGTTAAAAATGAGCGAGTCAACATGACCGACATTGAGCAATTAGATCAGATATTGCAGGC